ATGGGTTTAAACAAATAACCTTGGATGCAGCTGGAGCCGCAACTGATAATTTCACTGTAGATTCTAGTGGTAATGTATCTGGTACTGGTACTTTAAAACTTACTGGTCAAGCAAATATTCGTACAGCAGTAGATAACTCTACTTTTAATACTGGAAGTGCTGTTACAGATACTTTAACTGCAGCACAAAGTGGAACTATCTTTAATATAGATGGTACTGGTGATATTGTAGTTAATATGCCAGCACTTAGTACAGGTAATGTAGGACTTTGGTATGAATTTATTGTAACTACTGCAGTTGGTGGTGGTAAAACAGTGACATTCGTTTTACCGGGATCAGCAGTTTCTAATTTTTATGGTGCAATATCACTTATGGGTGGTACTGCAGCTAATCCTGCTAGTGATGTTGCAGGTGATACTTTAAGTTTACCTAACTCAACAGTTGTTAATTCAAGAGTTAGACTTACTTGTATAGTTGATGATGGTACTAATTCCACATGGAAAGCTGAAACACTATCTTCACCAATAGCAACTATTGCGTAGACTTTGATAAGTAGTTAGCATAGTTTATAATTGAGGGAGGGTAAAAGCTCCCTCATAATAGGAGATTAAAATGTCAACAAACATTAAAGTAGCTCAGGTAGAAGGTGGAGCAGGAGGAGATGGTATCTTTGTAGGTATTACTACAAGTGCCACACTTTCAGATTCACGTATTAGAGCTTATGGTTATGCATGTAGTGCTGTATGTTCAATAATAATTGCAGATCAAGATGGTCCTCAAATAAAACAACCAGTTCTTGCAGCAAATACTGTAGATACAATATACATGACTGACATGGGAATAAAAGTACGAGGAAAAGTTTCTGCTTCTGGTGTCAGCAGTGCTGGTAAAATTTATCTGTATTATGGATAATAGATATGGATTATACCTCACTAGTAAGTGCAGTTCAGGCAGCAACAGAAAATGATTCTACTGAATTTATAGGTAGTTTACCTGATATTGTAGGTAGAGGTCAGGGAAGATTGATCTCTGATATTGATGATCTGGGATTAACTACTTATACAAGTATTGCAGTAAGTGCTGCAAATGCTCATGTAAGTGTACCTTCCAATGGAGAATTAATTAAGAGTTTCACTGTGGAAAATGGTGGAACTAAAACTAATTTATTACCTAGAGAATATTTATACCTTACTGATTACTGGCCCGTATCGGCTAGTACAGGTGATCCAAAGTATTATGGATTAAAAACGAATACACAAATTCAAATCGCACCCACACCAGTATCCACTATTGATGGTGAGATTTCTTACGTAGCCAGATTAACAACACTTACATCTGCTACACCAACTAACTATCTTACCGAACATTGTCCAGAAGCAATATTCAATGCCTGTATGCTAGAGTCTGCATATTATATGAAAGACTATAGTACCATACAATTTTGGCAGGGTGAATATAATCTGGCTGTTGGACGTGTGAGAAATCGTTCAAGACGTTCCAGACAGGATGATATGCAAACCAACTGGAGTCCTGCTGGAACTCCAAATACAATAGTAAAAGGAGGAGACTAAAATGAGTATGGCAATAGGAGACGCTTGGAAAGCAAGAGATAAGAATAAGAAAAAAGAAGAAGTGAAGAAAAAGAAAGAAAATACTGATAGGATACATTCCCCTGTAAAAACTACAGGAAAAAAGAAAAAGGAAGAAAATCGTAGGATACATTCTCCTGTAAAAACTACACGAGATTTTAAAAGTGAATTTATGAAAGATATGTCTGAACCTTTACCAGTAAGAAAAGATAATTTTAGAGGTCTGAATGCACCAATAGATCTTGGAGATGTTGTTGCATCAGTAAAAACTAAACTAGTAACTGCTCCACATAGAAATCCAACTAATAAAATGGTTAGAGTAATTGATAGACCGAGTACAAGAAAGAGACCAAAGAATACTTCTGGTTCTTCCAGATTTTCTGATGGTGGTAAACTAGGCATTAACAACTCTGGTCAAAAAATTGTACAGAAACTTTATAGTAAGGGAGGAAAAATATAATGTTAAAGAATACTTGGAAATCATCAAAGAAAGCTAGAACAGGTAAAGGGGAAAAACTTAAACTTGATACCTTTCCTGATACAACAGGAAGACCAACTGGACAAGGATATGGTGCAGCTCGTACAGGACCTTCTGTTGTAAAACTTAATCGTGGTGGACCTGCCAAGAATAAGATATCTTACTAATGGCAGATTCAGCTGAAGCAAAGATAAGAAAAGGAAAAGAACCAATGCTTAGAAATACAGTAAAGTCTGCAGAGGAAGCTCCAGCAGTTAGAGCAGAGGCTGTTAAACATAAATTATCTGAACTTGACATGGCTAAGAATAAAGTAAAAGATGTGGTGGATAATATCACAGCCAAAGGTGGTGGTATGATTAGTCGTCTTTGGAAAAAAGGGAAGAATAGATAATGGCTATAAGTAGAGCCAATATTGGTAAACAACTAAAAAAGGAGGTCGTAATGGCTAAGAAAAAACAAGGATACGGAGCTCGCAAAGATGAATCTATTGCAATGAGAGTTAAAAAGAAAAGAACTAAAAAACAATTAAAAGCTTCAGCAAATGAATCTTATGGCAAATGGGGTTCTAAAGCTAAAAAGTCTGGTAAGATTAACAGAAGAAAAGCGTAGGAATAAATCATGGCTACGTCTGGTACAAATACATTTAATACCACTTTCTATGTAGATGAAATCATAGAGGAAGCGTTTGAACTTGCTGGTGGACAACCCCAATCAGGATATGATGGTAGGAGTGCTAGACGGAGTTTAAATTTTCTTTTAACCGATTGGCAAAATCGTGGAGTTCTTCTCTGGGCAACAGATTTACAGACAGATACATTAGTAGCTGATGCTGCAAGTTTTACATTGGATGCTTCCACAGTAGATATTCTGGATGCATATATGCGTAGAGCTACTGATAATACAGATCTACAAATGAATCGTATTTCCTATGAAGAATATGAACAGATAGCTGATAAGACTACATCAGGAAGACCTACACAATTTGCTACCTTACGTGGAGAAAGTACAGAAACTGTATATGTATGGCCTGTACCAGATAGTACAACAACATATACATTTAGATATTATCGTATTCGTAGATTATATGATATTACAAAAAGTGCTATACAAAATGCAGATGTACCTTTTAGATTTTTACCTTGTCTTGTAAATGGATTAGCATATTATCTGGCAATGAAAATACCTAATACTAGACCTGATCGTATTGCAATGTTAAAAGCAAATTATGAAGAAACATTTAATAATGCATTTGAAGCAGATAAACAAAGAGCTGATATGAAAATTGTTCCTCGATTACATTATATTACGTAGGAGTTAAAATGGCTTTATCTAACAGAGCACCCGGTATTTGTGATAATTGTGGATTTCAATATAAATTAATTCAGTTACGTTTTACAAGTTATAATACAAGAGTCTGTCCTTCATGTTGGGATGGTAGATTTGATAAAGTTAATAGTCCTCTGAATAAACCTGCTTATATTCCAGAAGATCCTATGCTCAAAGATCCTAGACCTCCTGCCAATACAGATAGAAATGTTTCTTGGGAAGCTGCTGGTATAAATTGGGAAGACGATGATGATTACTGGAACTTAGCTACAACAACTAGTTAACGTTGGAATTTAAAGCAGAGTATGATAAGATATATAAAAGATTTGGAGTAAATAATGGCAACACTAACAGGACAAAAAATATCGAATAGTTATAAAGATCTTCTTCAGGTCAGTAATAGTAATTCAGGTATAGACACAACAAAACGTGATGTATCAGATGGAGAGGGAACAACTTCTCCTTTACAACTTTCCGAATCTATAGTAAATATAAATGGAACTTTTCAATTAAATGGTACAACACTTACAGCTAGTGCAGCAGCATTAAATAATATTACAGATCTTTCAGGTATCACTGGTCTTGTTGCTGTATCAGGTGGAAATGCTTATGGAAGAACATTAGGTAGAACTGCTCCAGTTACTATTTCAAATAATAATGGAACTGAAGGTAATCCTACAATTTCTTTAGAAGAGTCTGGTATTACTTCAGCCACATATGGACCTTCTTCTAAATTAAATATTAGTAAGTATGGAATTGTTGTTGATGCTGAAACAACTACAAAAATATCTGCTACTACATTTGAAGGTGATCTTACAGGTGATGTAACAGGTGATATAGATGGTGCTAATGGATCTTTTTCCCTAGCAGTTTCTGCTACTAAAGTCCTTGGAGCTGGTGCTACATTTACAGGACCTGTATCAGGAACTTCTGCTGTCTTTTCTGGAATAGTCTCTGCTACTACATTTGATGGAGCTTTAACAGGAGATGTTACAGGTGATGTAACTGGTGATCTTACTGGTAATGTAACTGGTGATATAGATGGAGCTAGTGGATCATTTTCCACAGGAATTTCTTCCACTGATATAGATGCAGCTACTGCAACATTTACTGGACAAGTATCTGGAACAGGATTTACAGCAAGTGGAAATGTTTCAGCAGCATATTATTATGGAGATGGATCAAATCTTACCAATGTTCCTTCAGCTGAAGGTGGTACAGTAAAAAGAGTTAAGGCTGGTACAGGAATTAATATAACAGTAGATGGAGCATCTTCTGCTTCTATCCCTGTTAGTGGAACTGTTCTTGTAGATCCTAATCAAAACTTTGCAACTGTATCTGTTTCCACAGGTCTGGTACTTGCTGGACAAGTAAGTGGAACTGGAGCTACATTTAGTGGAACTGTTTCAGCAGCTTACTTTGATGGTGATGGTTCTAATTTAACGAATATTCCAGCAGGTACTTCTGCTGATGAATTTACTGTTAATGATTTAACTGTTGTATCTGTTGCTTATTTGGGAGATATGGTATCAGGAACAGCAGCTCAGTTTTCAGGAATAGTATCTGCTACTACATTTGATGGTAACCTTACTGGTAATGTTACAGGTAATGTTACAGGTAATGTAACTGGTGATGTTACTGGAGATGTAACTGGTGATGTTACTGGAGATCTTACAGGTAATGTAACAGGTGATATAGATGGTGCTAATGGATCTTTTTCAACAGGTATTTCAGCTACTGCAATAGCAGGTGCTGGTGCTACATTTACAGGAGCAGTTACAGGTACTGCTTTAACTCTTAGTGGAAATGTAACAGCATCAGCTTATTGGGGTGATGGATCTAATTTAACAAGTTTACCGAGTGCTCCAACTTCTGTTAATGATTATACTATAAATGATTTAACTGTTGTATCTGTAGCTTATTTAGGAGATACTGTTTCAGGAACAGCGGCTCATTTTAGTGGAATAGTTTCAGCAGCTTTCGATGGAGCTTTAACAGGAGATGTAACTGGTAATCTTACAGGTAATGTAACTGGTGATATAGATGGTGCTAATGGATCTTTTTCTACTGGAATATCAGCGACTGATATAGATGCAGCTACAGCTACTTTTACAGGACAAGTTTCAGGTGCTGGTTTAACATTAAGTGGTATAGTTTCAGGAACTTCTGGTACTTTTACTGGAATAGTTTCAGCAGCTTTCGATGGAGCTTTAACAGGAAATGTTACTGGTGATGTAACAGGAGATGTAACAGGTGATTTAACAGGTGATGTTACTGGTGATCTTACTGGTAATGTTACTGGTGATATAGATGGAGCAGCAGGATCTTTTTCAACTGGTATTTCAGCGACTGATATAGATGCAGCTACAGCTACTTTTACAGGACAAGTTTCAGGTGTGGGATTAACATT